CTATAGCGCAGCCACCAACACCGGCAACCGTAGCGTAGCCACCAACACCGGCGACCGGAGCGCTGCCACCAACACCGGCGACTGGAGCGCAGCCACCAACACCGGCGACTGTAGCGCAGCCACCAACACCGGCGACTGTAGCGCAGCCACCGTTGATGGAAAGGAGTCTATTGCAATCGTCACCGGAGTTGATAGTAAGGCATCCGGCTCCATTGGATGCTGGCTCGTCCTAACCGAGAGGGGTGGCTGGAACGGTGATGCTTACCCCATTAAAGAGGTGCGAGCTGTAAAGGTAGATGGTGAGATTATAAAACCCGGGGTATTTTACAAACTGGAAAATGGGGAGGTCGTGGAAGCATGAACCCATACGATATCCCGGATAGGCCCATCCCGAGCTGGGTGGATAACTACGATGATAAGCCGCACATCTGCCCGGAGTGCGGCTGCGAGATCAACGAGACAATTTACATTAAGGACGGCATGGTCATTGGCTGCGAAAACTGTGTTAAGCGGTTTGACGCCAGCGATGCGGATGCTGACAGGTACTTTGATGAAGAACCAGACAGATATTAAGGAGGAGCTATGGAGAACTACTTTCGAGAATTGAACAGCATCAACTGCTCTGACAAGACAGAGAAGAAGAATGGCCTTACATACCTTTCCTGGGCATGGGCCTGGGGAGAAATCAAGAAGCTGCACCCGGATGCCACCTATACCATCTACGAGGATGCTAACGGCCTGTTTTACCACACAGACGGTAAGACCTGCTGGGTTAAGACTGGCGTAACCGTCAACGGCATTGAGCACATCGAGTATCTTCCGGTCATGGATAACCGCAACCGCTCAATCCCGGCCAGTGATGTTACCTCATTCGATGCCAATAAGGCAATCCAGCGTTCCCTTACAAAAGCCTGTGCCAGACACGGCCTCGGCCTGTATATCTACGCTGGCGAGGACTTGCCGGAGGGTGCAGAAAGAGAACCGGAGCCTACCGAGTATTGCATCGACTGCGGGCAGCAGATCACCGGTATCAACAAGCGCAACGGGGAGTATTGGCCTGTAAGCGAGATCGCCGCCTACAGCGTCCAGCGGTTCGGCCGCAAGCTGTGCCCGAACTGCCAGAAGAAAGCCTTTGCCGCCGAAAAGGAGGCCGAGAAGAATGAAAACAAGGCTCCGGTTTGATTCTGCCGACTGGACAAGAGACCGGAACGGCTACGGCATCACCCTGTATACCAAAGATGCCGCAGCCGCCCAAGGCTTCATGGACAGCATGGAAATTGGCAAGACATACGCTGCCGAGCTGGTAGAGGAAAGGAACCGGCGCTCCCTTGACGCCAATGCCATGGCGTGGCTTTTGATCGGGAAACTATCGGAAGCCCTCGAAAAACCGAGAGAGGAAATTTACCGGCACTATATCCGAGAGATCGGTGTAAGCGATGTAGTTTGTATCAAATCCGAAGCGGCAGAAACAATGCAGGCAGCATGGTGCAAGCATGGCCTCGGCTGGCTGACGGACGCTTTCCCGAGTAAGTTGCCCGGCTGCACCAATGTAATCCTCTACTACGGTTCAAGTTGCTATGACACGAAACAAATGTCCCGGCTGATTGACCTTGTCGTAGAGGATTGTAAAGAACAAGGTATAGACACCGCCACGCCGGCCGAGCTGGCCTTGCTTAAGGAGGAATGGGGCAAATGAAAAACGAATGGGGCGCAGAGCTTGACCGAAACGGCTACGCTCCGAGCATCGTGCAGGCCGACACATCTAAGTGCTTTTTGTGTCAGCGCTCCGGCGTAAAGCTCGACCGGCACGAAATCTTCGGCAACGCCATGCGGAGCAAAAGCAAGCGCATGGGCCTTTGGGTGTCCCTGTGCCATGAGCCGTGCCATCTGAACCATGCACACGGCTGCGCCGAGGTGATGGACTGGCTCCACAAACTCGGCGAGCAAGCCTGTATCGACAACTACGATTTCACAATCCCGATGTTCCGGGAGGAATTTTACACGAACTATTTGGAGGAAACAGAATGCTGAACAAAGCAATCCTTAATGGGCGGCTGACCAAAGCCCCCGAACTGAAGCAGACCAACAGCGGCAAGAGCGTGTGCGGCTTTACCATCGCCGTAGACCGCAACCGTGACCGGGAAAAGACTGACTTCGTACCCATCGTAGCATGGGGCAAGACCGCCGAATTCGTGAACCAGTGGTTCGGCAAGGGAGACCTCATTACCATTGTGGGGCGCATCGAAGTTCGCAACTATGAGGACAAGAACGGCAATAAGCGCACCGCCACCGAGGTTATCGCAGAGGAAGCCCTTTTCGGTGGCAGCAAATCTACCGGAAAGGCAGAGGAAAAACCCGCAGAGAGCGAGCAGGGCGGATTTGAAGAAGTCGAGGGCGACCCTAACGACCTCCCATTCTGACGGGAGGTGAGGAGGAATGCCGAATAGATTGATAAAGGATAGCTTCCGCACAAGCGACAAGATAGCATCCTTAACGGATTTCGAGTTTCGGCTTTGGGTAAGTCTTATTGTTTCGGTAGACGATGCAGGACGAGGAGATGCCCGACCTGCAATCATCAAAGGCAACGCATTCCCGCTTCGGGAACGGGTTACTGCAAAAGATATCAACGATGCGCTCCACGGTTTGGCGGCCAAAGGCTGCGTTTCCCTCTACGAGGTGGACGGGAAGCCCTACTTTTGGTTCCCGACTTGGGCCGAACATCAAAGGATACGAGAATGCAAACCCAAATATCCCGACCCGCCCAAAAGCAGCGGCTCTACACCGTCTGCGGAAATCTGCGGCGAGTTGCCGCAAGTTGCGGCGGATTGCGGCGAGCTGCGGCCTGAATCCAATCCGAATCCGAATCCGAATCCGAATCCGAATCCAAGTACCCCCCATGCCCCCCAAGGGGGCCGGTTTGCCGAATTTTGGGCGCAATATCCCAAGAAAGTCGGCAAAGGCGCAGCGGAAAAGGCTTTTGAGCGCATCAAGCCGGACAAGCAGACCTTTGACCGCATGATAGCCGCTGTGAATGCACAGAAGCAGAGCCGCCAATGGCGGGAGAACAACGGCCAGTACATACCAAACCCTGCGACATGGCTGAACCAGCGCAGGTGGGAGGACGAGCTGGCACAGGACGGAACCGACAATGTGTTCCTGCAGATGTTGAGGGAGGAGGGAGAGCATGACTCGATCTGAAACACTTGCAATCATGTCGATTTTGAAGGCTGCATACCCCGGTTATTACCGGGACATGAAGCGGCAGGATGCCGAAGCGGTGGTAAATCTGTGGGCGGAGATGCTGGCAGACTACCCGGCTAACCTTGTGGCAGCGGCGGTTAAGTCCCACATTGCCAGCGACCGCAAGGGCTTCCCTCCACACATTGGGGCTATCATAGCCGCTATTGGTGAGATCAACAGACCGGCGGAACTCTCCGAGGGGGAAGCATGGGCGCTGATTGCAAAGGCCCTGCGGAACAGCGGCTACAACAGCGAGAAAGAGTTTGCAGCCCTGCCGGAGAACCTACAACGGTTGGTAGGACACCCATCCCAGCTGCGGGAATGGGCCAGCATGGACACCGGGACAGTGCAGAGCGTGGTACAGTCCAACTTTATGCGCAGCTACCGGGCAAGGCAGGAGAGCGAGCGCAAAATGCAAGCCCTGCCTGCGGATATCCGGGCAAAGCTGGCCGGTATGGCAGAGGTAAAGCAGCTGCCCAGCTATGACCTGGCGTTGGCGCAGCGGACGATGGAGGAGAACGCATGAGTGACAAAGTTGACATAGCCGTAAAAAGATTACGGGAAGCCGCTGAAATGTCGCAGGCATTGTACGACAAGCCGCTGCTGGTAACATACAGCGGTGGGAAAGACAGTGACACGGTATTGCGCCTTGCACAGATTGCAAAGATACCATTCGAGGTGCAGCATAGTCACACAACAGCAGACGCGCCGGAAACGGTGTACCATGTGCGTGATAAATTCAGAGAACTTGAACTCGCAGGGATTAAATGCGAAATAGATTATCACACACAACCGGACGGCACACGCACAACAATGTGGAACCTAATCCCGAGGAAGCTAATTCCACCGACCCGCCTTGTAAGATACTGCTGCGATGAGCTAAAAGAGGGCGGCGGGAAAGACAGAATGATAACAACAGGCGTTAGGTGGGACGAAAGCACCGCGAGGAAAAGTCGCGGTGCGCTAGAGATTATTTCCAAAAGGAGGAAAAAGTCTATATTCCTAAACAACGATAACGACGAGGACAGGCGGCTGTTTGAAACTTGCACGATGAAAGGAAAACGAGTTTCAAACCCAATCATCGATTGGGAGACAAATGATGTCATGGACTTCCTGACAGGGGAAAAAGTTAAACTGTGCAGTCTGTACTCGGAGGGCTGGAAGCGTGTCGGGTGCATCGGTTGCCCAATGGCAGGAAAGCATAGATACGCAGAGTTCGCAAGATACCCAACATACAAAAAAGCGTACATAAGGGCATTTGACAAGATGATGGAAATGAGGCGGCTGCGGGGTATGCCCAGAGGGGTGGAGATGGACGAAACTGGCGTTGATGTGTTCCACTGGTGGATGGAGGACGGCATACTTCCAGGGCAAACCGTCCTGCCGGGATTTGAGGAGGACACATGAAAATCACGATCCCCGAAATCCCGCCATCTTTGAACAAGTACGCAGGACGGCTGAATGGCTGGGAGTACCGGGCAGAAAAGCAGCGCTGGCTGCAGCTGTTTGTTGCATACTGCCCCAAGTGCAAACCAATGGGCAAGGCGGTGGTGACCATCACCTACTACTTCCCAACCAGGCACAGGCACGACCCAGACAATTACAACGGCAAGATGCTGATGGACGGGCTGGTGCACCGTGGAGTAATCGCCGATGATAGCTTTGACCATGTCGAGCTGCGGCTGCGTGGGGCATATGACCCAAAAAACCCAAGAACAGAAATTGACATAGAGGAGGTAACACAATGGGTAAACGCGGAACGGAAATAGAGCGGGAGAATCCGCTTTTTGAGGGGCAAAGCGCCGAGGAATTTATCAAGCGATGGAACGCTGCCACCAAAGCCATAAAAATGCGCGCAGAGATGGCCGAGCATGAAAAGGTGGTGAGTTATGATGTCATACGATAAAGCGTCTCCTACCGCCAAAATCGGCTGTTCTAATTCAAACGACCCGGAGCTCCTGGAGCAGCTGGTGCGGGAGGGCAAGACCAACAGGGAGATTGCCTTAATTCTTGATCTTGATTACGGCTCTGTGGCATCGATCTTGTATCGCTATGGAATCAAGAGAGACCCCAACCGGCCCTGCAAGAGATGCGGAGGGCCGATAGGCAGCACCAACACCCGGCAGCTGTATTGCAAGGAGTGCCAAAAGGCCATGGACAGCATCCGGGCCCGCAAAAGCAGTATGAAAAAAGCTGAGCCGAAGAAATGCGAATACTGCGGGAAGGACTATTTCGGCCAGCCAGGACAAAAGTACTGCTCAAAGCAATGCTACAAGGATGCGGCGGCATCCGGTAAGTATAAGCGCCCCAAGAATTGGATAAAGCGCCGGGATGGGAAAATCGGCATCGAGATAAGGATATGCGGCAAAACCACGGAGCGACGGGAGAGCGTGGATTACTTCGAAGCCCGGGAGATTTGGCACGATGGCTGGATAGGCGGGGGCTACGCAGCGCTGATAACGGTAGATGGCCACAGGCTGGAGACCCTGCCGCAAATAAAGACATTCTTCGGATTTAGGAGGGATTCGCTATGAGGAACTGGGCGGCAGCGGCAGTTACGATAATCTTAGCTGCTTTCTGCATAATGGTTCTATCGGCTATTTCGGCCGAAAGGTGGAATCATTTGGATGAAGTGGCCCAGGCGGAGATCACCGCAGAGGAACAGGAACGCCGGGAGCAGTCAGCGTATTACCAAGGCTGGCAGGACGGCAAACAGTACTATCTTGAGGAGTTTGGAGGGTATGACAATGGGTAAATATATTGCTGCCGTAAAGGCGGCGGAAACAATAAGTGAGAAAACAGGCATACCGCTTTCTGACCTTGTGGATATATTTGCAGAAATCCCAGCCGCCGATGTAGCCCCGGTGGTGCATGCAATGTGGATTGAAGATAGGAGCGGAATTATTATCTGCTCAGAGTGCAAACGGGGATATAACCTGACCGCTAAATATACCCACTACTGCCCAAACTGCGGCGCAAAAATGGACGGAGATAAGGAGGCAACATGATCGACTACAAGAAGATCTGCCGGTGGGAACTGGGCAGATACTACGAGAAGATGCAATCAATATCCAGCCTTACCGAAGAAATCAAACGCTGCAGCGACCGGCTGGAAGGCCTTGGCTCACCGATGAAAGGAGCAACCCCGGTACAGGGCGGCAGCTCCACCGCAGAGGAACGGCTGATCAACGCCATCTGCAGCCGGGATACACTGAAGCTGAACCTTGCATTGGTAAAGTGGCAGGTGAAGCAGATGGACAGAGGGCTTTCCGTTCTGACGGACCAGCAGCGCAGGATCCTTGAAGTAAAAACCATGCGCAGGGAAAGCGGCGCAGCGGAACGCCTGTGCGACGAGCTGCACATCAGCCGGGCAGAGCTGTACCGGCGAGAGGACGAGGCAATGGCAAGGTATGCGATATGCCGGTACGGCGTGACAGAGCTGTAATTGCAACTAACTTGCGACTGTGAATAATCTACTCTTAATGGTGATAAGATATTGACAAAATCCTATCACCATGGTACATTATGAAGTAGAATACCGGATGTGAGGTGATTAGGATCGGAATACCACTCTCTGAAACTGATTTCGCCAAGGCCAAAGAGTTTCTGGCGAGAATAAGGCCACTGCTGGCCTCCAATGAATGCACATTCCAAATCTCTGAAAAGAACAAGAACTTTGACCGACAGTACCCGATGAAGGACAATGAAAAGGTAGAAATCATAAGACTACTTAGGCCAGAAGATTGCGTTAAAATCGAACCAAACAACAATCCGCGTTTTGTCGATTCTGATGTATATGTGTTTATCAAGAACGATGAAATTATGGTTTACGGTGAATTAGAACTGCATAAACTCTACATTAAGATCTATTTGCGTGAAAAGAAAACTTACGACACGGTAATTGTGATTTCATTTCACGAAGAGGGCCTGCATGGTTATTAAACAGACAAGAACCAAAAGGAAGGAGAGCCTGCTGTGCCAAACGAATTGAAAAAAGCATACTGCTTAAATTGCGATGAAAAAAGGTCCTATAAAGAAAAAACGACCAGAGAAAAAGTTACAGTCCGCGGCATTACTTTTAGCTATCCAGAGCATACTGCTTACTGTGCAGAATGCGGGAGTGAAGTTTATGTCGCGGAAATAAATGATAAGAATGTCCAAGAGAGGGAGGACGCCTACCGCAAGGCTTCTCGCCTGATTACTGTTTCAGAGATTAAAGAAATCTTGGATAAGTATAAGATCGGAGCGGGCCCGCTTGCGCTTGTCATGGGCTTCGGCGAAGTCACTATTACCAGATATCTGAATGGTCAGATACCGTCCAGAGACCATTCTGATAAGCTTTTGGGAGTCAGAGCGTCTCATAGGAAAATGGAAGAGTACCTGGAGGCGGGGAAAGAGCGTATCAGTAATGTCGCTTATAAAAAGTGCCGCGATGAAATTGATAAGTTGATTGACCTTTACGGGAAAAATAAAATTGAACTTGTTGCCAGGTACATTCTATGCAAGACCATGGATATCACACCATTGGCACTCCAAAAATTGTTGTACTACGCACAGTCGTTTTACTATGCTTTGTTTGGGGTAGAACTGTTCTTGGACGATTGCCAGGCATGGGCTTATGGCCCAGTATTCCCCGATGTTTATTACCGGTATAAAGAGTATGGGTATGACCCGATTACAAAGCCAACATCTGAGTTTGATGTGGATATCGGAGAACTGACTGTAAAAGAAGTTGAATTGATTGACTCTGTTATGGAGGCGTTCGGCAGATATTCTGGTGAGGTACTCAGTAGAATTACACATAATGAGCTGCCATGGATTGAGGCCCGAGGCGCTTTGCACCCTTACGACCGTAGTGTTACAGTTATTGAACGCGATACCATTAGCGACTATTTTGCGGCGATCGTAAAAAAGTATGATATTACAAACCCGTGTGATATCGTAAAATACAGCCGGGACATGATTACTCAAATCTAATTTGCATCAATTTATATGCTCGGGAAGCGCCTGCCTCGTAAGGTTGAGCGCTTCCCTTTTATCGTTGAAACGCAAAACTTGGGACAAATACGGGACAAAATTTGACGAAAAGCATGGTATAATGATATTGAGGAAGTGGACAATCCTACTGACCGCTGTGAGCGGTATATGCCAAAGGTCTGCTTCCAATCTCCATGTTTCGATCTCCTTTTTACGGGGCCGCCGATGCCCCGTTATCCCATCGGCCGAAGATACATGACCTTCGTAAAAAAGGTGCCGCGCTGGCAGGCCGCAAGTTCGCAATAGTCTGCCTTACAAAAAGCAGCCAGAGAGTACCGAAAGGCGCTCTCTTTCTTTATGCCATAAAGGAGGGGATACCTCTGGATTTAATAGTCCGCAAAATCCCGCAGAGCGACACCATCAAGGTATATCCGGTATCTGATGTGCATTTGGGCAGCATCCTACATGATAAAGAGGGCTGGCAAGCATTCTGCCGCCGGGTAGAGCGGGAGGATGCTTATCTCATCCTTGGCGGCGATCTCATCAACAACAATACCCGGAACGCGGTGGGAAGCCCCTTTGAGGATTATATCCGCCCGCGGGAGCAGAAAAAGATGATGGTGGAAATGCTAACGCCCATCAAGGATAAGATACTCTGCGCGGTATCCGGTAACCACGAAGCGAGGACAGCCAGGGACACCGATCAAGACATTATGGGCGATATCATGTGCAAGCTGGACATGGAGGACTACTACGCCGAGGACATAGCATTCCTCAAACTGGAGATTGGGCGCAGGGTAACAAGAGATATCCCTATCACCAGCTATACGATGGCTGTTACCCATGGCTCCGGCGGAGGCATTTACACCGGTGCAACGGTCAACCGCAATGAGCGCTTCGGCTACACCATAGAGGGCATTGACGCTCTGATTGTTGGCCATACCCACAAAGGCACCATCAGTAAGCCCAAAAAGATCGTGGTGGACAGTAACAACAATGTTATCCGTACCAAGCAGCTGGTAGTGGTTAGCTGTACCGCATGGCAGCAGTACGGAGGCTACGCAGCCCGGAAGATGCTGCTGCCCAGCAGCGAGAGCGACCATGAGCAGCCGCAGACACTGATGCTGCGCGGCACAAAGGACGGCAAGAAACAGATAGTGACCGTATGGTAAGTGGCGGGAAACCGCAGGCAATAAAATCAACGAGAAAGGATTGATATTATGCTGGTAGAACTGATGAAGATGGGGAAAGAAGAAATCCCCGCGGTAACGAGCCTAGATGTGGCAGAGACATTTGGCAAGGCGCATGATAAAGTGATGCGAGATATTGCGGAGATAGGGTGCAGCGATGAATTTAATACCGCCAACTATGGCGATATTACTTACACCGATACCAGAGGGCGCACACAAAAAGCGAAGGTGATGACAAGAGACGGCTTTGTGCTCCTTGTCATGGGCTATACCGGGGAAAAAGCCATGCGCTTCAAAGAGGCGTACATCAAGCAGTTCAACGCGATGGAGAAAGTCGTTCGCGGCAAGGCGATCGAGCGAGAAAAGGGGGTTGCCGTTCGTCAGGCGCTGACAAAGGCAATTCAACAATCGAACGAGGACGAGCGTATGCATGGACACGCATATTCCGTCTACACCAACTGCATCTATAAGGCGCTGTTCGGCAAGAACGCAAAGCAACTGCGGGAGGAATACGGCATTGCCCCAAAGGCAGAGCTGCGCGACTGTTTCTCTGCCGAGGAACTGACCGCGATTCAGTCTATGGAGCGGCTTGTAAGTGGACTTGTAGACTGCGGCTGGGGATATGACCAAGTAAAAGAGTTCATTATGCAGACGAACACAAAGCGTTTGTCTGCTTGAACGCATAAGTCAACAACGAAAAAGGAAGCCCGGCATAGTAGACACCGGGAGGGATAGGGCGGGTAATGATGTTCGATTATAATTCGCAAAAATGGAAAAGGAAGCGTCTGCAAATATTAAAGCGTGACGGATATATGTGCCAGCACTGCAAGAGGTACGGAAAGGCGGTACAGGCTACAACGGTGCATCATATCAAACACGCAGATGAGTACCCGGAGCTGGCTTACGAAGATAAAAATTTAGTAAGCCTGTGTGAGGGCTGCCATAACAAGCAGCACCCGGAAAAAGCAACAGCAGCAAGGGGCCGTTACTGATACCCCCCCTATCTGTTGCGCCTTCCGCCTGCCTCTGGGGACCGGCGGGGGGAACTTTTTCCAACTCTACGGTATATTTTTGAGAAAGGGGAAGCCATGACAAAGGAAAAATGGGTTGAAACTATCGGAAAACAGATGGAAAAACTCGGTACGGCCGACCCATCTTATCAATCTGCGGTAGAAACGCTTGCAGAGATACTGGAACAGCGGGATAAGACCAAGGCCGAGTTCAAAAAGTCCGGCGGTAAGTCCGTCATCGAATATACCAACAAAGGGAACGCCACAAATATGGTAAAAAACCCTCTGTTGATTCTGTGGGACGACCTCAACAAGAGCGCACTGGCATACTGGCGCGAATTGGGGCTTACTCCATCGAGTTTCCGCAAAATGACCGGCGGAGTGAAGGAAAAGGAGGAAAAGGGCGGACTTGCCGCTGCTCTTGCCAGCCTTGAGACAGATTAAGGGTAAGAACTGGCCCGTAGTCCTTGAGTATGCCGAAAGCATCAGAGACGGGAGAAAGGTCGCTTGCAAGGAATTGCGGCAGGCTGTTGACCGTTTCTTTGCTGACCTCGATAATGACGAGTACGATTTCGCGCCGAAAGGGCCGGAGTTCTGTATTCAAATCATCGAAAAGACCCTCTGCCACCAGCAGGGGGAAAAGCTGGACGGTACACCGCTCCGGGGAAAGCCGTTCCTGTTGGAGCCGTTTCACAAATTCATCATATACAATCTTCTTGGGTTTAAGTTGAAAGGCGCCGATGTGGTGCGGTTTCATGAAGCCCTTATTTTTATCCCTCGAAAGAACATCAAAACCAGTTTTGCCGCTTCCCTCGCATGGGCGCTGTCCCTGTGGTACCGGCGCAGCGGCTCCAAAACCTACATATCGGCCGCGGCTCTGATGCAGTCCCTTGAAAGCTTTAATTTTCTGGATTATAACATCCGGCTTATGGGCGAGGACGAGAAGCATGGCGGCGGTGTAAAGATCATTGACAACAACAACGAGCACTCAATGGAGGCAGAGCTTCCAGACGGCTCGTTTTTTATCCGCGCTCTGGCTGCAAACCCGGATGCGCAGGATTCTCTTAACTGCAATATTGCGATCTGCGATGAAATCCACGCTTTTACCAAGCCTAAGCAGTACAACCTTTTTAAGGAAGCCATGAAAGCCTACACCAACAAGCTGCTGATAGGCATTTCCACGGCTGGCGATAACGAACAGGGCTTCCTTGGGCAGCGGCTGCAATACTGCCGAAAGGTGCTGGATGGCACCATCAAGGACGAACAATATTTTATCTTTATGTGCTGCGCCAATCCGGATGAGGAGGGAAATATCGACTATACCAATCCCCTGGTACATGAGATGGCCAATCCGGCCTATGGCGTTTCCATCCGGCCGGAGGAAATTCTAAACGATAGCTTGCAGGCGCAGAATGACCCGCAGCAGCGGAAAGATTTCTTCGCAAAGTCTCTCAATGTCTATACCGGGGCTATCAAGTCCTATTTCAACCTCGACGAATTCCGGCGAAGCGATGAAAAATACAACTGGACGCTGGACGAGCTTTCCAAGCTCCCAATAGACTGGTACGGTGGTGCAGACCTCTCAAAAATGCACGACCTAACGGCGGCTGCGCTTTTTGGAAATTACAAAGGCGTTGATATCATCATCAGTCATGCTTGGTTCCCTGTGGTGCAGGCTCATGTTAAGGCCGACGAGGATGGTATACCGCTTTTCGGCTGGGCCGATGATGGACTTTTGACCATGTGCAACAGTCCAACCGTAAACCACGCCGATGTTGTCAACTGGTTTGTTACAATGCGAAAGCGCGGTTTCCGAATACGACAGGTGGGGCATGACCGTAAATTCTGCCGAGAGTATTTCATTGGCATGAAATCGGCTGGATTTAACATTATCGACCAACCGCAGTATTTTTACAGGAAATCAGAAGGTTTCCGGCATATCGAGCAGAGCGCCAAAAATGGGACGCTGTACTATATGCATTCCGAAGCATATGAGTATTGTGTTGGGAATGTCTCGGCCGTCGAAAAGACAGACGACATGATCCAGTACGACAAGGTAAGACCGACAAACCGAATTGATGTGTTCGATGCCTCCGTATTCGCCACGGTGCGGTACTTGGAGGCTTTGGATAAATCTAAAGCAGGAAAGAAATGGTGGGGTGATAAATGAGCATGGCAAATTTTTTTGAGCGCTTCCGCTCTCGGGATAAGCCCCAAACGCGGAGCGCTGTATGCCTGTGTGATGGAACCGGCTGGAAAGACCTAACCTGTTCCGGCTATACAGACCTTGCGCACAACCCGGAAATCTGTGCCGCTGTTGATAGGATTGCGTCTTTAATTGGAAGCATGACAATCTATCTGATGCAAAACACCGATAGTGGAGATATCCGGGTTAAAAATGGGCTGTCTCGTGTGGTTGATATCGAGCCGAACAGCTACATGGGTCGGTCAAACTTTATCCAGTGGATCATCAAAACAATGCTGCTGGATGGCCGGGGGAACGCTGTAGTGCTCCCAAAGACCCGGAAGGGGCTGCTCCGGCGGCTTGACCCGATTCCGGCGGCGTTTGTAGCATTTGTACCGAATGGGGAACGGTATTATAGCATCGAAATATCTGGGAAACCCTATGACCCGAATGATGTGCTGCATTTTGCCATAAATCCGAGCAATTACTACCCATGGCAAGGCACTGGGTACAGCATTGCGCTGGCTGATGTGGCAAATAACCTCAAGCAAGCGGCGAAAACAGAAAATGGTTTCATGGCCAGTGAATGGAAACCGTCTCTTATCGTGAAGGTGGATTCGCTGACGGACGAGTTTTCTGACCCGGAGGGGCGTGCAAAGCTCCTTGGCGATTTTGTTGCAAGCAATAAAGCCGGGGAACCTTGGCTGATTCCTGCCGAGCAATTCTCGGTGGAACAGGTAAGGCCCCTTACTCTATCTGATCTTGCGCTGGCAGACTTCGTAAAACTGGATAAAACGACGGTGGCAACCATTCTTGGCGTGCCGCCTTTTGTTTTGGGCGTTGGCGAGTTCAAGCGAGACGAATGGAACAACTTTATTTCTTCCCGTATCATGCCGATTGCACAGATTTTGGAGCAGGAGTTTAGCCGAAAGCTGCTCGTATCTCCGGATTACTTTTTCCGCTTCAATGTCCGCTCCCTCTACAACTATTCCTTGGAGGAAACCATCAAAGCTGGCGCGGAAATGGTTGACCGCATGGCAATGACACGGAACGAGTGGCGCAGTTGGGTGGGGCTTACTCCGCACGAGGGAATGGATGAGCTTTTGGCCCTTGAAAACTACATTCCCGCGGACCGCCTTGGCGATCAGAAAAAACTAAACGGAGGAGGTGAGTAAATGGTAGGAGCAAGACAGGCAATCAGCCGCAGTGGCGACTTCAAAACCCGCGCTGCTGATGGAAACCTCTACATTGAGGGCTATTTCGCCACCTTTACCGGCGAATACCGGATGTGGGATAAAGCCATCGAGCGCATTGACCGAGGAGCCTTTGATGGTACCCTCGGTGATGATATTCGGGCGCTGGTTAACCATGATACCACAATCGTGCTTGGCAGAACAACAGCTGGTACACTGACCCTCCGCGTTGACGATTTGGGCCTTTGGGGGTCCATCCTCATTAATCAAGCGGATCAGGATGCCATGAACGCCTATGAGCGCGTAAAGCGTGGGGATGTTTCCCAATGTTCTTTCGGCTTTGACATCCTTGACGAGGAAACCGAAATCCGGCCAGATGGCACAACCGTGTGGACTATTCGCAAAGTCAAACTGTATGAGGTATCGGTCGTTACCTTCCCGGCCTACGAGGACACCATGGTAGAGGCTCGGAAAAAAGACCTTGAAAAGATCAACGAGCGCAAGCTCGACCAATGGAGGGCCGAAGCCCTCAAAAAGCTAAGAAAGGAGTGCTGACATGGCACTGAAATCCATTATGATTGCCAAAAAGCTGGAACTGAAAAGAGCAGCTTTTGAGGCGCTGGTAGCTAAAGACGCAGAATTTGCAACACGCTCCGCTGAAATCGAAAAAGCAATCGGCGAAGCTACCACCGATGAGGAGCAGCAGGCTGTTGAGGACGCCATGAACAAATTTACCGAGGAACAGGATGCCCACAACGCCGAAAAAGAAAAACTGTCCGCAGAAATCAAGGGCCTTGAGGAAGATTTGGAAAATGCCGAAAAGGATCCTCCCAAGGCTGAACCCAAAGCAGAAAAGAAAGACGAAAGGAATGATTTTACCATGAATACCATCAACATTCGCTCCCTCCCCATGAATGTGCGCGCCTTTGACGCTCTTCCCAAAGAGCAGCGTGACGCTATCGTAGCCCAGCCCGATGTGCAGACCTTCTTTGCGGAGCTTCGTAACGCTGCCCGCAGCAAGAGAGATATCACCGGTGGTGAGCTGACCATCCCTGTTGTATTCCTCGACCTCATTGCCGAGAATATGTATCGCTACTCCAAACTGATGCGTCGGGTCCGCATCCGCAATGTCAATGGCGAAGCCCGTCAGACCATTGCCGGTACTGTCCCCGAGGCCGTTTGGACTGAAATGTGCGGCGCCATCAATGAGCTGACCTTCAGCTTTAACCAGATCACTCTTGACGGCTTCAAGGTTGCCGGTTATGTTCCTGTTTGTAATTCCCTGCTGGAGGATAACGATGTAAACCTCGCCTCCTGGATCGTCGAGATGCTGTCCGAGGCTATCGGCCTTGCCAAGGATAAGGCCATCCTGTACGGCAAGGGCGCTGGTCAGAAGATGCCTCTTGGTATTGTGACGCGTCTGGCGCAGGAGAGCAAACCCAGCGATTACCCGGCCAATGCTCCTGCTTGGGTTGACCTGCACACCTCCAACATCATCACCATTCCCACCGCTTCCACCGGCGAGGCTTTCTGGGCTGCGCTGGCTGTTGCCGCTGGTAACACCTTTACCCGCTATTCCCGCGGCGAGCGCTTCTGGGCTATGAATAGCAAGACCCTCGCTACTCTGCAGTCCAAGGCGATCCTCGCCACCGCCCTCGGTCGTTATGTCACATTTGACGGAATGACCATGCCCATCATCGGCGGCGATGTGGAAATCCTCGAATTTATCCCCGATGGCGACATTGTTGGCGGCTATGGCGACCTGTACCTGTGGGCGCAGCGCTCCGGCATGACCATCGAAGCATCCCGCGAGGTTCAGTTCATTCAGGACAACACCGTATTCCGCGGCAAAGAGCGTGCTGACGGTATGCCCGTTATCCCCGGCGCTTTTGTGGCGATCAACATTAACGGCGCTTCCGTAACCACCTCCATGACCTTTGCGGCTGATACCGCCAACAACGCCAAGCTGTCCGCTCTGACTGTCGGCAGCCTGTCTCTCAGTCCCGCATTTGACGGCGATGTTCTGAGCTACACCGCTACCGCTTCCGCTGCGACTGCTGCCGTAAACGCCACCACCGAGGTCGCAGGCGCACAGGTTGCTATCGCCTACAACAACGCCAATGTGAAAAACGGCGGCACTGTTACTTGGCTGGCTGATGGCACTGCCCATCCTCTGACCGTAACCGTGAAGAACGGCAACGAGACCGTAGTCTATACCGTAAATGTAACCAAGGCTTCCTAAGGGGGGTTAAAGCATGACAGACGCTGATATCCTCGTGATCTTGAAGGTTGATTTGCAACTTTCCACAACAGCGCTTGACGATTACCTGTCGGCGTTGATCGCGTCTGCCAAGGAGTATATCGCTACCGAGGGAATCGTACTTTCCACCAGCACCGGTGATGCTATGCTGGTGGAGATGTACGCTGCCTACCTTTACCGGCAACGCCGGGAAAAGGTCGTAGCAATGCCCCGGATGCTCCGGTGGGCACTCAACAACCGGCTGTTTGAGCAAAAGGTGGGTGATTGATTTGGATGATCTCATTACATTAATCTCCCAAACCTTTGAGCAGAACGATATCGGGGTACAGATTGCCAAAGAAACCACAACACAGGTCTGGGCGCGGCTGCAGTCCGCTACACGGGCGGAGTTCTATTCCGCCGGTCAAAACGGCTTGCAGCCGTCCCTTGTGGCGGTTACTCCTATCGCCAACTATGCTGGGCAGAAATTAGCCGAGTGGCGCGGCACACGCTATTCCATTTATCGCACCTATTTTGCAACAGGCAGCGATGAAATAGAGCTGTACCTAGAGGAAAAGGTGGGCAACGATGTCGAAAACGGTTAGACCGGATGAGTTGGCAACGGCAATCCTGTCCGAACTGAAAAACTATGACCAGGCCGTTACGGATGGCGTAAAAAAAGAGGTTCGGCAGGTGGCAAAGGAATGCCGCCAAGACATTGTGACCGGCAGCCCGGTACAGACCGGCGATTATAAGGCCGGTTGGCGTGACAAGGTCGCATATGAGAGCTACAGCGATATCCGTATGCGAATTTTCAACAAAACGGATTACCAGCTCACGCACTTGCTGGAACATGGTCACGCAGGCCCAGGCGGAACCGCAAAGGGCTCTGCCCGCCCATTCCCCCACATCGGCCCAGCGGAGCAAAAGGCAGAGCAGAAACTATTAACCCGTGTAAAGGTGGTGATTAAGAAAGGATGACACTGCAAGAGGTCAATTCCCTGTTAAAACAGACGAGGATGCCCGTAGCTTACGGTTACTTCAATAAGCCGCAAAAGTTACCGTATATCCTCTATCGCGTCTCCTACTCCAATAATTTTGGCGCTGACAATGTGGTGTATCACCCCATCAACCATATACAGGTTGAGCTTTACACAAAAGATAAAGACCTAACAGCAGAGGGCAAGGTCGAAAAGGCTTTGTCCTCTCTGTTTTGGCAAAAGTCCGAAAGTTACATTGAGGATCAACAGTGTAACCAAGTAGTTTATGAAATCGAGGTGTAAAAATGGCTGATAAAGTTAAATTCGGTATCTCGAATGTCCATTACGCTATCCTCGACGGGGAAAATAACACCTACGGCACTCCCGTAGCCATCCCCGGCGCAGTTAGCCTTTCTTTGGAGCCCTCCGGGGATACCACACCGTTTTATGCGGACAACATTCAGTATTTCGTAGCCGTGGCGAACAGCGGCTACACCGGCGATCTCGAAGTCGCCGTTTTCCCCGAAGCATTCCTCAAGGATGTTTTCGGGTACACTCTTGACACCACCAGCAAGGTGATGATCGAGAATGCGAACATTCAGCCCAAGTCCTTCGCCCTGCTGTTCCAAGAGGAGGGCGATGTGAATGGAACGAAGTTTGTTCTTTATAACTGCACCTGCACTCGGCCTACCCGTGAGCTGAACACCACGACCGAGAGCGTAGAGCCGCAGACGCAGACCGTCAGCATCACCGCTTCCCCGCTGGCCAATGGCAACTCCCTTGCCTACACTACGGCGGAGACCCCGGAGGCGACCGTGAACGGCTGGTACAATGCCGTATTTACCCCGGCGACTGGAGGCTGAAATGAACAAAGTAATCGAGATCGACGGAAAAAGCGTAGGGTTATGCGCTAATGCGCTTACCCCACGAATTTACCGCCACAAAGTGGGTCGGGACATTGTGCGTGACCTTCAAAAGCTACAAACGGCAGCGACATCCGAGGACGGATCTTTTTCCGTAAGCGATCTTGAAATCTTTGAGGATGTCGCTTTTATCATGGCTCGGCAATATGACGGGTCCATCCCGGACAATGTTGACGAGTGGCTGGAGCAGTTCGAGATGTTCTCCATCTATAAAGTGCTTCCTGCCATTTTGGAGCTTTGGAGCCTGAACAACAAGACTACCGCTGTTCCAAAAAAAAAATAAAACAAACCGTGCGTGAGCCCACCGGGTCAACCTTTATGCTCCGCTGCGCTGAACTCGGATTATCCGACGAGGCGCTGGAGGACATGACCTGCGGAATGGTCTACGATTTAATGATCGAAAAGGCCAATGATGCAGAACAGTATGCCATAAAGGGCAGACCCGGCGGCTTGCGAGATTTCTTCGCAGGAGGTGGTAAGATTGGCTGAAAATGTTAAAGGCATCGTTGTTGAAATCGGCGGCGACACAAAGGGACTGTCAAAAGCGATCAGCTCGCTGAACAGCGAAATCCGTGGAACACAATCGGAGCTTAATAAGGTCAATCGCCTGCTGAAACTCGACCCGACCAATATTGACCTGCTCAAGCAAAAGGAGAAGTTGCTCGGGGATCAAATCAAAAATACAGAAAACAAGGTTGAAAGCCTCCGAAACGCCAAAAAGCAAGCGGATCAAGAAATGGCCGCAGGAACGGAGATCAACCAAAAACAATACCGTGAGTTAGTCCGGGAACTGACCAGCGCCGAACTAAAGCTGAAAGACCTACAGGCCGAAGCGTCCAGGAGCCGTGCGGCACTTGCACAGGTTTCAGCGGTTACCGGCGAAATAGCAGAAAAGTCCGGGAACATTGCAAAGAAGTTTGCACCGGCATCTTTGGCCTTTGCAGGAGCAGGAGTGGCAGCCACAAAAGCGGCTGTAGAATTTGAAAGCGCCTTTGCTGGCGTTGAAAAAACAGTAGACGGCACTACAGAGCAGCTTGCGGCACTCCGGCAGGGCATATTGGACATGGCAGAAGAAATTCCTGCGTCCACTACGGAGATTGCGGCGGTTGCGGAAGCTGCTGGACAGTTGGGTATTGCCACCGATGATGTACTTGACTTTACCCGCGTTATGATCGACTTGGGCGAAGCAACAAACCTTTCCGCTGATGAAGCTGCCTCTGCACTTGCCAAATTTGCCAACATTACCGGAACGACCGCTGATGAATACTCCAAACTCGGCAGTACCATTGTTGACCTTGGCAATAACTTTGCCACAACAGAGCGCGATATTGTTGAGATGGCTACACGCCTTGCGTCTGCTGGTACAGTTGCCGGGTTGTCCGAACAGGATATCCTTGCATTGTCCACCGCAATGTCCTCTGTTGGCATCAACGCAGAGGCAGGCGGTACGGCAATGACCCAAACAATGACTGCAATAAGCAAGGCTGTGTCTGCTGGCGGTGATGATCTTGAAACATTTGCAAAGATCGCTGGTGTATCTGCTTCTGAATTCGCAGATATGTGGGGCAATGAACCGATAGACGCAATCAGTGCTTTCATCGGCGGGCTTGGGAAGATGAACGAAAATGGAGAGGACACAATCGCCGTATTGGATAAATTGGGGCTCTCCGGGATTCGCCAGTCCAATATGCTTCGCGCGTTGGCCCTTGCGTCCGATGTATTGGACGATGCTGTTACAACCGCAAATACTGCATGGGACGAAAATATTGCCCTCTCCAACGAGGCAAGCAAAAGATACGCAACGACCGAAAGCCAGATGAAAATCCTCCGAAACGGGCTCAATAACTTGGCGATTTCCATCGGTGATATCCTGCTGCCGATTATCAATAAAATTGTCGCAGGGCTTCAAAATGCAATCGATTGGTTTTCAAACCTTGACGATGGTGTAAAGAAAACAATCCTTATTGTCGGCGGTCTTATTGCGGCAATCTCTCCTGTTGCTGGAATCATATCAGGCATAGCCGGAGCGATGAGCAAGCTGACAGGCACGGTAATACCTGCCCTTATTGAAGCGGCAACTAAAATGGGGCCGATTATTACAACCGTTGTAGAGGGAATTTCAAGCGGAATTGGGGCGGCAATAGGTTTTATTACAGAAACAGCTATCCCAGCCGTTATGAGCGCTGTGTCATCTGCGTTCACATTCATAACGGGAACTGTAATCCCTGCAATTGTAACGGGCATAACGACAGCTGTTAACTTTTTGATAGCCAACCCGATAGTTCTGATTATTTCCGCCATTGTAGGACTTGTTGCGCTGATTGCAACAAAGGGCGACGAGATACAGGCCATCCTCCAGCGTGTGGATGATTTCTTGCAGGGCGTATTTACGACGGATTGGTCGGAATCGTTTGGAGTATTGGGGGAAATTTTAAATTTCTTCTTCTCAACAGTAAAATCCATTTGGGATTCCATAAAGGCCGTTTTTGACGGTATTATCGATTTTGTTCGTGGCGTTTTTACTGGAGATTGGGAAAGAGCATGGAAAGGTGTGCAGGAAATCTTTAATGGAATCTTTACGGCGCTTGTTGCCATTGCAAAAGCGCCCCTTAACGGCATCATTGCACTAATCAACATGGTCATTGACGCAATCAACTGGATGATAAACGGTCTGAATAAGATCCACTTTGATGTCCCTGACTGGGTTCCTGTTTTGGGCGGTAAGTCCCTCGGATTTAATATTCCGACCATCGGAAAAATTGCTTATCTTGCCAAGGGCGGAGTTTTGTCCTCCGGCAGCGCCATCGTCGGCGAAGCCGGGCCGGAGCTGCTTACCATGGCCGGTGGCCGTGCCCATGTTATGCCGCTGAACGGAAACGACCGTGGCGGCATCACCATCGAAATGAACAATACATTTAACGGCTACGATAACGCAGCCGGTGAAGCTGCCGCAAGGAACTTGGTACAGGCGGTCAACCGTGCGCTTGGGAGGGCTTACTGATGAGAAAATTTAAGCTCAAGAACGGTGTCGGCGCCGAATGGGATTTGATGGACAAAACGGCGTACTTCAATGCGCCGGGTGGATTAGGATTTGGCAAAACCTACTCCACCATCCAAGCCGGAAGCGCATGGCTGGTATCGGATGAATTCCTTAACCAGTATGCCGTGACAGGCGAAATGATATTCTTCGACTATTCCCGGTATCAGGCGTTTATTTCGTTCGTGACAAAAGGCCCGCTTTACCTGATGTATTCCCCGCTGGACACATGGTACAAAATCAAGTGCGAAGTGCAGTCTGCGGATAAGTCGGAGCTGAAATCCGGCTATTTGGCAGTACCGGTTACATTCCTCTGCTTCGGGACTTGGCACGAAGCTGTTAAGGTAACACAAAGTCAAGCGCCAGACCAAGGGATTAAAAGGTATAGCTATACTTATCCTTATTATTACGCAGAAACAGCAACAGGAACTGCAAAAATAAGAAACGGGGATTTGGCATCTCCTTGCAAGCTGCAAATCTTCGGCCCGGTCGTCAACCCGGCTTGGGCGCTTATCAAGGCCGGTACCCGTGTAGCGGTCGGAAAAGTAACCGCAACAATCCCTGACGGGCACAAACTCGTTGTTGATGCTGACCCTGCAACAATGGAGATCGCAGAGTATGCGCTCGACGGGACATACATCCAAAACCTGTACCAGTCCAGCGACTTTTCGACCGGAAGATTTATCTATGCTCCGCCGGGAGAAAGCACTTTGACATTTTCGCACGACGGCACATCGGATATCGTAGCATATGTGGAGGTGGAGAAACTTGCATACTCTGTTTAAGTGCGAAGTATTCGCAAGGGATTTCACATTCCGAAGTTTTGCGCCGATTGAAAGCCCGGAGATACAGTTTGACTACCTGACCCTAGAAAAAACTACTCTCCGGGCCGTAAAGCTGGATGCGAAAAAGGGCGACTTTATAAGCGTTACAGACCAAAACGGGAATGTAGCTTATCAGGGAATCGTTGACGATGTGGAAACAGATAAAACGGGCGTAACGATTTCGGCGCAGCCTCTTATGTCGCTTTTTGACGCAGAGGTATATTTCGATCGCACGACCTCTGCAAAGATTGAGCCTTTTATTGCTTCGATCATCCGAGATAACTTTGTTTCTTCTGGAGATGCTTTGCAAAACATATCCGGTATGACGGTGGAAACGACCTCCGAAACGACCGGGGCGCTCAACCTAAAGGACAACATCCACAGTTTTTACGAAATCATCACGAAATCTCTGACGGCTTACGGCGTAGCTGTCAACATGAGCTTTGACCCGCAGAAAAAGACGATCTCCGTTAAGGTTGGTAAGGTTAGCGAAACGGCGGTAATCGAAACAAATCTACAGGCCATCGTGGATAAAAACATCATCATCGGTGACAGTACAGGCCAGCTGAACAAGGTAACCATCTACAACAAGGCCGATGAGACGCAGCGCATAACCTACTATCTGCATCCTAACGGCAAGGTCGACACAAACAACACGGACAGAATTACACCTGTGTTTTTTGCGGCGCAGTTTTTGGAAACGGATATCAATTTTGAATCTGCTGCATACAAAAAGGCTTACGAAGCGTTAAGCCCGCAAAAGTATGACAACATGATCGAGCTGACTGCCCGAAACGACTGTGGCGTACTTGATACCTCGATGGCCATCGGCACAGAGGTTTTGGTCATTGATGGCGACAGTAGTTACAAATCTATCCTTACCGGCTATGCAAGGTCGCAGGATGTTACAAAAATGACCTTCGGCGTTGTCCGTGCCGACCTTACCAAAATTTTGATCCTTGAAAGGAGGGCAAACGCATGATAACGCTGCTCCAGTATAACGCATCTATCGTAACTCCAACGGATGATGCGTATCTGTACAACCACATTATCAACGACAGCGGCATCTTTACGGGCGTTGAGGTAACTACACAGGGAGGGAACATCATAAATGTTTCCGATGGCCGTGGTATAATCCTCGGTCGAAACTTTGTTGTGGAAGCCCAAACGATCAATGCGACGCTTCCGACCAGCGGCTCTGTCCCCGGTCGATTGCTTATCCAAATTGACATGGCAAACACCGAAGCACCGATTTCTTTTGTGACACAGGCGCAAGACCCGCTTCCGGCGCTGGTGCAGGAGGATATCAATGCAAGCGGTACTGTGTATCAGCTGCCGATAGCCACTTACACAGCCCAGCCCACAATGATCTCCGATTTGCAGTATGTAGCGCACACCATCAGCCCCGGTACTGTTGCGAGCTTTAACGGCCGCACCGGAGCGGTGACACCGCAAACCGGCGATTACACCGGCAGCCAAATCAAAATCCCCGGCTACAAGCAGGCAACCTCCCGGCAGAATGTAACCACAACAGACACGGTAACGCAGGCCATCGGAAAGATGGAGTACAAGATAAACCGGGCGGTTGTTATTAAGCAGCTTTCGCTTCCTGCGGCATCTTGGCTCGGCTCCGAAAGCCCCTACAGCCAGACGGTAACCGGCCTTGGGACTACTGCCAATAGCAAGGTTGATATCCAGATCGACACCGCCGCCTACAACACCATGGTTGATAGCGGAACCGGCGCTATCTATGTAGCGAACGACAACGGCACTATTACGGCCTATGCCTTGGGCGACAAGCCGACCGCGGATATTACCTTACAGGTAGCGATTTCGGAGGTGGTGAAAGGGTGAGCCTCGTCGGAAGATACACAACCCCAACCCACATTTTTACCGTCCCGTTTGATACCGGCACCATCTCAATGATGGCCGTTATCTACAAGCAGGGCGGCAATGTCGTACTTGTAAAAGACCTTGAGGATTGCACGCTGGGAGATAAAACCGTTTCCTGTACTCTTACAGAGGAGGAAACTTCACTTTTCAAACCAAACCCGCAGGTGCAAATACAGCTGCGTGTTGGTATTGGCAATGCGCGGCTTAACTCCAATATCCTCAATGTATCTGTAGCAGATGTCCTTAAAGATGGCCTTTTGGATGATATCGCGGGCGGTGATACAAAATGATTTTTCAGACTACATTCCAATCCTCTGAAAACCAGTTTCAAACCGCTTTTGCATCTCCGACATCTACTTTTGCAATTACATTCGGCAGCGTGGTTGGCGTAGCGGCGGAAGTCTATAAGGGCGAGTACACGGTTACCCCTTCTGTTACCGACCAACTGCTGTTGACAAAGGAAAAAATGTTGAAAGATAACATGACCTTTATGGCGGTGCCAAAACAAATCGTAGAAAACCCCTCTGGGGGACAAACAGTAACTATAGGAGGCTGAAAATGGCTGACACTAAGTACAATTCCAAAATAATCTTTTATGGCGAAACCCTGATGGATTTGACCAGCGACACGGTGGATGCTGCAAGCTTGCTCAAAGGCAAGACAGCGCACGACAAGACCGGCGCTCCCATTACCGGCACCTGTCCGTATGATGCCGATACTTCCGATGCAACCGCTACCGCTGCGGAAATCCTTAATGGCAAAACCGCCTATGTGGACGGCGCTAAAGTAACCGGCTCTATGCCGAACAAGGGAGCCGTTTCCCTCTCCATCGTTGACAAATCCCCGGTAGCAATCCCTGCCGGTTATCACGATGGCTCCGGCTCTGCTGCCATCGACAGCACCGAAGCCGCAAAAATCATTGCCGGTAACATTAAATCCGGTGTGTCCATCCTTGGCGTAACCGGTGATTACGCCGGTGAGTTGACCAAGGGCCAGAAAAAGACCGTAACCCCGGCCAAAGCACAGTTTAGCGTCCTCCCCGATGATGGCTATGACTTCCTTTCTGAGGTAGTCGTAAACGGAGTGCCGATTGCTTATGCCGATAACCCCGCAGGAGGTCAGACCGTAACGATTGGAGCGTGATTTGAATGGCGGTAAACAAGGTGGAGTTCTACGGAAACACCCTTATTGATATTTCCGATACGACCGCCGAGGAAAGCGCTGTTGTGGCCGGAAAAGCCTTTTACAAGGCAGACGGCACAAGGGCGACAGGAACCGCCGATTACCAGCCGAAAATCACGACACAAACCGTTTCCATTAGCTCCACTTGGAGCGGCAGCGGCCCGTATTATCAAACGATACTTACGGGCCAAGCCGCCGGGCTACAGGTGAACCTTAACCCCACCATTGACCAGCTGGCAGCGCTTGCGGATGCTGGTGTTACCTCGATGGTGGCAGCAAACGAAAATGGAACGGTAAAGATATACGCAGCTGGGGCGGCTCCTGCGGCGATGAGCCTACAAATCACAAAGATTATGACTTATTAAGGAGGACATCAAAATGAGCGTAATTTACGGCAACCCAATCATTGCAGGTGGTGGCGGCCTTGAGCTCGTGGCAAATGTCGTTGACGGGGCAACCGTTACCGCTACCCTTGGCAGTAAGACTGTGACAGGCGTTTCTGTTGGTGGTCAGGCTCGGCTTAAAATACCGCAGGAGGGCAAGTGGACTGTTTCTGCAACAAACGGGACGATGGTATCTGCCCCGCAGGAAGTCAGTGTTCCTGCCACAGTTGACCTCGCATTACCTTCACATGTTCTGAACGATACAAGCTGGGCAATAATTAAGCAGATGTCTGACGCTGGCGAGGGTGCAAACTTCTGGGCTGTCGGCGACTGCAAGGAAGTGACCATGAACGGCAAAGTCTCTGATGGTCTTACTCTTACGAATTACACCACCTGGGTATTTATCATTGGTTTTAATCATAACGCCGAGCGTGAAGGCAACGGTATAGCATTTCAAGGATTTAAGGCAACAAAGAACGGAAAAGATGTGTGTCTTATAGACAGATTTTTCAACAGTTCTGTTCCATCAGGTAGCATAGCTTTAAGGATGAACGATTCTAGAACCACTGTTGGTGGATGGAAGTCCTGTAAAATGAGGACGATAGTGATGCCTCTTATCGAAGCTGCGCTTCCAAGTGACCTACAATCTGTACTAAAATCCACTACGATATACACAGATAATACAGGAAACGGAGTTGCCGGTGTCACTCCAACATCGACCGACGACAAAATATACATTCTGACACATTATGAAGTATTTGGCACTGTATCTCCAAATACTACAAATAAGGAAAGTTCTTATTGTAAACAATATGATTATTATGCAGCTGGTAATGATAAGCGCAAATATCGCAGTGATTTACTTGCGAATTCAGTATGGTGGCTTCTACGCTCTCCCAATATTCCAAATGGAGAGATGTTTAGAGCTGTTGATTATGCTGGTAATCCTGACGCATATTATGCGAATTCAAGTGCAGGTGTTGCTCCGTGCTTCAAGGTATAACATATGGATTACATTTGTTTTAACCGTTTTAAGCAAAAGGCTTTGTGCGGTGAAGTAAACATTCCGTATGGTACAAAACTTGATGAAACCAACGATGTAATCAGCCATTGTGGAAATCCCATTTGCTATACAAAAAGCCAAAACGCCTATGGCTATTTCGCAAGGAATGATGATGGTAAAGGCTTGGAGCGTGGGAAGCTGACAGCAGAAATAATTAAACTGCTTAATAACCGCAAAGACGGGAAGTACCAAGACCGATGGGATAGAATTTGGGATGATTTATCCTTGCTGAAATACAAACGCCCCGAACACGATGACTATTGGTTGTGGAACTATGATTTTTTCAATGCTTCGATTGAGGAGCTGAACAGAATTAAATCCATGATACTGGAGGTGTGACAATGTATAAAATCAAAGCAGAGGGCAAGGAATACTATTCCGACACCTTGGTATATGTGAAGAAGGCTCCAAATGGGTGCTATGTTCCTTGTTTTGCAGAAGAAGCTGAATATATTGTTGGTAAAGTGCCTGAAGATACTATCTTTGAAGGCGCTATTGTTGAGCCAATGAATGGCGGCGATGAATTCTCCAAGGCGAAATCAGAGATGAACGAAATGCTTCAGTTAATCGCTGATACAGTAGAAGAAAAATATCAAGAAGACATGGAGGTAATTAACAATGTATAAGATGATGAAAAAGCTGATTGAGAAGAAGTTTTACAAGACCGCTGACGAAGCGCAGAACAAGCTGGATGTGTTCTTTGCTTGTAATCGTCTGACCGATGACGAGTACAGCGAATTGACCTTGCTGGTGGAGACTACCTATACGGAGGTATAAGCCTATGGAGCCGAGCGTAATCGTAGCTGTAGTCACAGGCATTGCATCGGTCGCTGCTGTGGTCATCACCAACAACAAAAGCAATATGGAGCGAGACCACAAAGCCGATATCGAGCGAGCCGTGACCAACGAGAAGCTGGACGAGCTTACGAGAGAGGTAAGACGGCACAACGGCTTTGCGGAGAGAATCCCCATCTTGGAGGAACAGACAAAGTCCCTCAATAAAAGAGTAACCAACCTTGAGCAGAAGAAAGGAGCTTGAATATGAACGATTTTGTAACTTGGGCATCCCTCGGTACTTACGCAGGTGCAGTCATGATGGTCACTATCATCACCCAGTTTTTGAAGCAGACCCCTCTCAAGAACATCAACACCCAGCTGCTTGCTTACATCATCTCTGTGGCCATCCTCATCGGAGCCGAAGCCTTTAACGGCTCTGCTCTGACGGTGCAGGGCGTTATCCTGTGCCTGCTTAATGCGGTTATCGTGGCCTTGGCTGCCGGTGGTACATATGACGCAGCCACCACCGGCATGGTCAAACACACTGATGCGGCAATTTTGGATGCCGAAGGAAAGGGGGAAGCCTAATGGCTTTCCTCTCTCCCGACAATGTACGCTATGATAACGGCGTAAAAATCTGTGAGAAGATAATCCCGGATTCTGCGGTTTGGAACCGTGATGTTAAGGAAGGTGGTTACACCTACCGAAAGGGAACGACCTATAAGGCCAATCGTCCGCTTTCTGCGATTAAAGGCGTCACAATACATAATACCGGGCGCATCAAGATTCCCAGCGGTACCACAATGGCGGAGCAGTACACCCGCGCAACTTATCCCAACTGCAACATGGGGTCCGTTCGTGTCCACTACTATGTGGACGAGAACGAAGCATGGCAGAACCTTGACGAGGGCGAGGTCGGCTGGCACGCTGCTGATGGAAACTACGGCCCCGGCAACAGCACTACCATTGCCATCGAGATCATCATGGACGGAACTGATGCCGAGTATAACCGGATTGCCGAAGATAACGGCGCAAGACTTTGCGCTGCTATTCTAAAACGGCACGGTTTGGATGAAACCGCAGTCTACCAGCACCATGACTGGTACGCAAGGAAAGATTGCCCTGCCTATATCAGACCGCACTGGAGCGCGTTTTTGGCGTTGGTGCGGCAGTATCTCAATGACGATACGCAGGTGCCGAGCGATTATGATAAGCTGGTCGCCGAGCTGGAAGAAATCAAAGAGAAGTACAGAACCGAACACGCCAGCGCGCAGGCGCTGCGTGGGAGAATTTTAGCCGCTGTGGAGCAGTACGATACGGTGGCAAAATAACTCACTTTGCAACTCACTTTTGTTCCGAAAGTGAGTTTTTCATGCGTTTTTCAGCGGAATGAAAGCAGGAAAAACCGCTTGATTCCTACACTTTACGGCAATAACATAATTTTGCGTGTGGGTTCAAATCCCTCCATCTCCGCCAAAAGAAAAAGACGCCTATGGGCGTCTTTTTCTTTTGGCGGAGATATGGGAACACCTGCCCTGTGCAGTGAATAAGCCTGTACCCTGATGGGACGCGAAGGGGAAACCCGCAGATGGTTTCCCCTTCACACATCCCTTTCCTTTGCGTGAGGGTAAATACGACAAAATGGCGTCTTTTTCTTTTGGCGGAGATATGGGAACACCTGCCCTGTGCTGTGAATAAGCCTGTGCCCTGATGGGACGCGAAGGGGATGCCCGCAGATGGTTTCCCCTTCACACATCCCTTTCCTTTGCGTGGGGATAAATACCCCTAGGGGCGTCCTTTTCTTTTGGTGAACCGTACCTTTTCCATGCAGCAAAAAGCTCCCCCGGCGCGGGAGAGCTTTTGGGCGAATCACGGATTACTTTTTGCGGGCGAGGACGGCCATGCCAAGAGCGGAAACAGCCATGAGAGCGACCGCGGCGGCGACCACATCATTGGCGCCGGTGGAGGGGTTTTTCTGATCCTCGGCGGGCTTGGTCTCCTCGGTAGAGGGGACGATGATGGTGATGGTGCCGGGGACGGGGGGGGCTTCTGTTACTTGACCTTCCGAGTTAAGGGTCAGCTTTTCGCTGGTTTTCCACTTCACTACATCGGTAAGATACACAGGAGTACCATCACTATTCTTAATGGTTGAGCCTGCAGGCAGTTCGCTATGACTTTCCGGGAAAGCATAAAGAGCCGCTGTGTTATCGCTCTTTGTGTTGTTATCAACGGTGAGATCAAATGCGTTTGTACTTGTGTGCGCGCCAAGGTACAGGCCAACATTCTTTGTTTTAGTATCGCCATCCTGTGCGGATATATCAAAGGAATTGCCGATGGCGGTGACGGTAGATCTGATATCCCACTGAGAAATATACTCGAATTTAACAGGACGGGTGCTGGTAACCTTGTTGTTGGTGAAGGTAATGCTGGTGAGGGAGCGGAAGTCGCTTCCCTGTCCCTTGTTATCATCGGGACTCCAGTTGCCGTAGGCGGGTCTGATCCAAGTGGGGTTGGAATTGTTGGCATCAGTCGTATTGGTGTAATTATTGAAACGGCAACTATTGAACACTAGGCTTTGTGTTGCCATAGCGCCTACAATAATGCCATTAAAAGTACAGTTTTCAAAGTCCACCTTGCCAAGCTGGCTCCAAGGGCTGGTGTAAAGCTGATAGTCAATGCTGATCACGCCATTGAAAGTAATGCCGCTAAATACAACATTGGTATAAGCCGGTACGGCAAGGAGCAGTTTTGTGCCGATATTATCGATGCTTGTATAGCCGGTAGTGTTGCTGGTTATGGAGCTACCAACAAAGACGACCGTTTTGCCGTTGGCACCGTCGTTCCCATTGCCCAGATAGCCATTTTCGCCATAAGCGTTCATTTTGCTGTGGTCAGGAGTTTGACCCACGGTGTCATTGCGAACGCCGTTGCCAAGAACGCCGTCAGTATCATAGGCATAGGTACCAACATCGACATACATAGTGCCGCCAAGTTTTTTCTGGGCATCGATATACTGCTGACGGGTCAATGCATTGAACTGTGCCAGTGTATAGGGGCTGGATGAGCTGCCATCACCATCCGCCGCCATAGCGGTGACCGGCAGCATGACGGCCAGCATAAAGATAGCCAGCAAAATGCTTAAAAACTTTTTCAT